TACCAGCAGGATCCCACTGCTGATGAGTCTGCGATCATCAAGCGAAGCTGGTGGAGAACGTGGGAGCAGGTAGATCCCCCGCCGTGCGAATTCATCATCCAGTCATGGGACACGGCCTTCCTCAAGACCCAGCGCGCTGACTACTCGGCCTGTACGACATGGGGTGTCTTTACACACGAGGCGGGTGCCGCCGGAGAAATGACGACGAACATCATTCTCCTCAATGCATTTCAGAAACGAATGGAGTTCCCGGAACTCAAGTCGAGAGCTTACGATGAATATCAGCAGTGGCAGCCGGATGCGTTCATTGTGGAGGCGAAGGCCGCGGGGAGCCCACTGATCTTTGAGCTACGCGCTATGGGGATCCCGGTCTCGGAGTACTCCCCGTCCCGCGGCAACGACAAGGTGGCACGGGTGAACGCGGTGGCGGACATGTTCTCCTCCGGAATCGTGTGGGTGCCGCGGAGAAGGTTCGCGGAAGAGGTGATCGAACAGTTCGCGGGGTTCCCCGGAGCCGCGGCACATGACGACTTGGTGGATTCATCCACGCAGGCGTTGATCCGATTCCGGCAAGGTGGCTTCCTTCCGTTGAAGTCGGACGAAGATGATGACTTTGTACCGCGGCGTAAGTCCGAATACTACTAGGGGTCGATATGGCAGCAGAAGAACTCATGAGCCCCATCGCACAGACCTTGCTGGATACCCGCAATGAGCCCATCGAGGTTCAGATTGAGGGTTTCGACGAAGAGCCCGAAGGGGCGATGGTCATTGATTTTGATGAGGTTCTTGCAATCCCCAAGGAGGGCGTCCCTTTCGACGCGAACCTTGCGGAGTACTGCGACGAGCAATGTCTACAGAAACTATCTAATGAACTGACGGGTTCCTACCTCGCAGACAAGAATTCCCGCAGTGACTGGGAGCGGACCTACATCAAGGGGTTGGACCAACTTGGTCTGAAGATCGAGGACCGCACGACTCCATGGCCCGGTGCGTGCGGTGTGGTCCATCCCGTGCTGACTGAAGCGGTCGTTCGGTTCCAGTCCCAGACCATTAGCGAGATCTTTCCCAATGCGGGTCCGGTAAAGACCAAGATCATCGGGAAGATCAGTAACGATAAGGAAAAGCAGGCGATCCGGGTCAGGGAGTACATGAACTTCCTCCTGACCGAAGACATGGAAGAGTACCGGTCGGAGACCGAGAAGATGCTCTTCAACCTCCCCTTGGCGGGAAGTGCGTTCCGGAAGGTCTACTGGGACCAGAACCTCGGAAGACCCTGCTCGATGTTTGTCCCCGCGGAGGATCTCATTGTCTCCTACGGGGCTCCGTCCTTGGAGATGGCAGACCGCATCACGCATGTGATGAAGAAAACGAAGAATGAACTTCGTAAGCTCCAAGTGGCGGGATTCTACAGTGATACAGACCTGAGCCAGCCCTACCCGGACCACGGGCAGATTCAGGAGAAGTACGACGACCTTACGGGCGATTCGCCGTCCTACAACAACGATGACCGTTACACCCTCCTGGAGGTCCACGCGGACTGGGATCTCACGGGTTTCGAGGACACGGTAGACGGTGAGCCTACGGAGATCGGTCTCCCCTATGTGATCACCATTGAGAGGGGATCGAATAAGGTTCTTTCGATTCGCAGGAACTGGGACGAAGACGATGAACTGAAGGTCAAGCGTAACCACTTCGTCCACTACGAATACCTACCCGGCATGGGGTTCTACGGCTTCGGATTGATTCACTTGATTGGAGGGATTGCAAAATCAGCCACCTCACTCCTCAGACAGCTTGTCGATGCGGGAACCCTGTCCAACCTACCGGGCGGGCTGAAGGCTCGGGGCCTTCGGATCAAGGGGGACGACTCCCCGATCATGCCCGGAGAGTTTCGCGATGTCGATGTTCCCGGCGGAGCGATACGCGACAACATTACCTTCCTACCGTACAAGGAACCTTCCAACGTTCTCTACCAGTTGCTGGGGAACATCGTGGAGGAGGGACGGAGGTTTGCGTCGATCACCGACATGAAGGTGTCGGACATGAATCAGAACGCACCAGTGGGGACGACGCTCGCAATCATTGAACGGTCGATGAAGGTCATGAACGCGATTCAGGCCAGAATCCATTATGGAATGAAGAGGGAGTTCGGGATCCTTTCCGGAATCATTCGGGAGTATCTACCCGAAGATTACGAGTGGGAGGTCGATGGTGCGGAGGTGGTGAAGGCGGACGACTTCGATGATCGCATCGATGTTATCCCCGTAAACGATCCCAACTCCTCCACGATGGCGCAGAGGATCATGCAGTATCAGGCGGCGCTCCAGCTTGCGAGTACCGCACCCCAGCTATACGACCTGTCCCTGCTGCATAAGCAGATGCTGGAAGTATTGGGTATCCCGGACGCGGGGGAGATCGTCCCGACTGAGGAAGACATCAAGGCCCTGGATCCGGTCTCGGAGAACATGAACATCCTCAAGGGAGATCCAGTCAAGGCATACATCTGGCAGGATCAGGAGGCTCACATTCAGGTCCACATGGCCGCTGGGGAGGATCCCAAGATCCTCGAGATGGTGGAGCGTTCCCCGAAGGCGAAGTCTATCGAGGCTGCCCTTTCCGCACATGTAATCGAGCATCTTGGATTCCTGTATCGGTCGCAGTTGGAGAAGGAGCTTGGCGCTCCGCTTCCCCCGCCTGATGAACCGCTCCCGAAGGACATCGAGGTACGCCTCTCCGCGTTGGTTGCACAGGCGGCAGACCGTTTACTGGGTAAGGACGTAGCGGAAGCCCAGATGAAGGAGAACGTGGAGAAGATGAAGGATCCGGTCATTCAGCAGCAGGAGCGGGAACTGGAACTCAAGCAGGCCCAGATCGAAGAGAAGTCCCGCTCGGATGCGGCCAAGATTGCAGCGGATCTCGAGAAGGCCCGGATGCGGAACGAAGTGGAGCGGGAACGGATTTCCTCCAAGGAAGGTGCGGATCGTCTCCGGGCGACCGTGGACCTCACCAAGGAAGTCGTCGGGATGGAGTTGGAGACCAAGAAGCTCACCGCGAAGGAGAAGGAAGGCTTGGCTCGGGACGCCGCAGAGGGTGCCCGCACAGCGACGAAGATCGTCGAGGTTGCCGCAAAGCTTTCCAATGGATCTTCCAAGGAGAAGTAATTGCCCCTTAGTTGGAGCGAAGCTTACCGAAAAGCAATTCGTGATCTGATGAACAACAAGACAGATGATCTTGCTGTTGGATCCGCGAGTGACTTTTCAGATTATAGACACCGTGTCGGAGTGATCGAAGGGCTTGCCTTAGCCGAACGAGAATTCCTTGACATCATGGAACGCATAGAGAGGTCTGAAGATGGCTAGTAAAACGCATGAACAGTGGCAGAGGGACACGGAAGAGGGTGCAGTCCTGCGCGGACGACTGAGAGAATTGCAGGCGCGTAAGCCGACGAACCGTCCGTTGGGATCCGATACGAAAATAAAGCAGTGGAAGAAGAGAATCGCGGAGATAGATGCTAAGTACAAAGACACCAAAGGGGATAGCCCTAGCACTGCCAAGCCCGGTACCAAGCCTAAGTCCGCTGACAAGCCTAAGTCCGCTGACAAGCCTAAGACCAACGGGAAGGATACGAAGCAACCCTTCGGAAAGGCTTTCGCTGCTGCACGCAAGAAGGCAGAGGCTGCCGGTGATCCCGGTGGGGGCATCTTTGAGTGGAACGGCAAGAAGTACAACACCAAGCGCGCTGACGATAAGCCTAAGAAAAAGTCCACTGCATCTAGGGCGGTCAAGGCTGTAGGGAAGGCCCTTGAGCAACCTCCGAAAACTCCTGCGACGGAGGAGATCAAGCGTAAGGTTAAGGGAAGAGCGGGTGGTACTGGGTTCAAGAGGGGTGCGCGTCAGCGCCAAGATATGAACAAGGAACTTCGTGTGCAGAGGGCTGGTGATTCGGCCTCCCGGATGAAGGCTGCTGCGGCTGCCGCCAAGGAGCAGACTGCTCTGGAAAGTACCCTTAAGCCCAAGCCGCCCAAGCCGCCCAAGCCCGAGACAGTCGGACGAAAGCGCGGAGAGTCAGCCATTCTCAAGGCACTCACAGGGGGCTTCCGAGCCAAAAGGTCAGTAGGGGAATATCCCGAGGAGAAGGGAAAGAAGAAGGGTGGATCCGTGTCGAAGCCTAGTTACAAGAAGGGCGGCAGGGTCCGTGGTGTGGGTGCAGCAAAGCGTGGCTTCGGTCGCGGTAAAATCGTTTAAGGAGAGTACCGATGGCTCCGAAATCAAAGAAGCTGCCCGATGAATCGGAAGAGGAATACCAAGAGAGAATTAAGGAAGAGGCAAAGCAGAGAAAGATGGGTGCCCTAGCCGCCGGTCTCAAGGGTCTTGGTGATGTTGGTACGTCCCTCTCGGGTGGCCCCACTGGAGCAATGGCCCCCCTCCCTGCTGGTGTGGCGAAGGGAAGCTATTCCCCCACCGAAGCCGGGTTCCGCACTCGCGGTGAGAAGTCACCGCTCCTAGGTC